CCTGAATCGGGAACGACGCGCCGACGGTCGGTATGTAGGTGATCGCGGTGCCGAACGTTTTCATGAGCGGACCGAGAATGCGGCCGTCGACGGCGTCGTCCCAATCCATTCGTCACTCCGATTGCTTCACCGACACCTGGCCGCCGCTGATCTGCACGCCGTCCTGCGCAACTTCCTCGACCTTTTCGGGAACGAGAAAGCCGAGTTCGCGCAGGCGCTTCACTTCCGATTCGGGAAGCTTCACGGTCTCTCCGGCCGTTTTAATGACGGGATCCTCGTTCGGCTTCAACTGGTCGTGAATGGTGCGGCCGCGCGCGACGACTGCTTCAATGAGTTTTTCGCTAGCCATTAGTGACCTCAGGCGACGGTGGCGGCCAGCGCGGCATTCACGCGGCTCGGGATGACGACGGGCGCCGACTGCATCATGAGAAACCGCTGGGCCGGATCGTCCTTCAGCCACGTTTTCGGCGCGAACGGCAGCGACGCATAGTTGAATGCCGGATCCTCGACGATGCCGAATGCGCGCGTGCCTTGCATGTCCGGGCCGGACATGATCACGGAACCGTCAGGCAACATCGGGGTCTCGACATTGGTAACGTCATCGACGTACCAGTCGTTATAGAGCCAGAGGCTGTATTGCCCCCATACGCCCTTGAAAACACCGCCGCGCTGGATTTGCGCTCCCGGATTGACGACATTCCCATTTTCACCAAGTGCCGGGAAAATGATCGCGCCCTTCAGCACAGGGTCGAGCTTGAACCCGGCCCATGCCTTCGGCGTGAAGACGATGTCGGTAGCGACGGCGCCCGAAGACTTCAGAATCTGCGTCTGCCACGTTTCGATGTTGTTGGTTGGCGACGCCGTGCCGGCTGTGATGTTGGCTGTGGTCCACTGCGCACCGCCAGTGAGCGCGATCGTCAGCGAGCCATCGCGACCGAAGTCGATGACCGTGGTCGGAAACCCCTCGCCAGAAACGGTGATGGTGCCGGTAAGGAGAGCTTGTGCCCCCATCCACTCCAGACGACGGGTCAACATGTCGATCTGATCGTTCAGCTCGAACTCGAGATTCATCTCTTCGCGCTCGGCCGGAGTCAGTTCGCCACCGATGCGCTCGCCGATCATCCGACGAACAGGTTTGCGCAAATCCGGAGCGCGCTTGTCTTTGATGTACGGCGGCTTGAAGGTGTTGGTCTGGTAGCGACGAATCTCGACCATCTTGCCCTCGACGAGCGGCGAACAGAACGGCGACATACGGCGCTTGCCGACGTCAACGTCGATCGACACGAATTCGCTATCGGCGTTGATGAAGCCAGCGAAGAACTTGTCGAGCAGGAAGCTCTGAGCCATCTTCAGGTTTTGAACGACCTGAATCAGCGTGTTGGTATCGAAAACGAGATTTCCGGGCATTGCACTCTCCGAGTAATGGGCCCAAATGAAAAAGCCCCGCTCAAAGGCGGGGCAATCGCATCAGATCAGTTGATTTAGCTCGGGTCGGCAGCCGTGAGCGAGGATTTGAGGTGAACGCCGAGCGGGCGCAACGCGTCTGTGGCGGCAGCCGCGGTGATACCGGTGCCGAGCGTCACCGCGTTGACGTTGAACTCGCCTTCGAGGAAGACCCCTGCGATGACATCCGCCGCGCTACCGTCCGCGTTGTCGGCAAGGATCGCCGTCGGCGTCTGGCTGCCGTCGGACGACGCCAACAGCGCAAGCGTGAATTTCCCGCTTGCCGTGATCTTGCCGAGCACTGCGCCGCGCACATATGGGCCGCCCGTCAACGTCACATTGCGCGTGACAATCTGCTTCGGCCCGGCGATCAATTGATCCGGAATGAAGGTCTGCGCCGTAACGGACGGCACTTGGGGGTTCTCCCCAACCGTGGTGACAGTCAAAGTCATCTGTGAATCTCCGTGATTGGGGAGTGGTTAGATCTCGCCGCGGCGCTTCTTACCCGCAGCGAGGATTCGATCAGCGGCCGACGGCTCGCTGCTCGGCGGCGTCGACGCGCCAGGATTGGGAGTTTTGACCTTCGCCATGCGCTCGTCGATCGACATTCCCCGGCGCGGTGCCGGAGCGGCGGCGGCTGCTACTTGTGCGTCCGAGGCACGGTCAGCAGCAGCAGCCGTCAGCACGCCGATTGCCTGCGCAGCGGTCATCTTGGTATCGAAAGCCAGCGAGCAAGCCTGTTTGACCGAACCCAGCTTGATGCCTTCAGCGACGATCGCGGCGCAACGAACACGCTCGCGCTGGCGCGCGCCGCTCGCCCGGCCGGCTCGCTTGCCGTCTTCCTTGTCGTCCTTGTCGTCAGCTTCGGCGTCGGCATCGTCGTCGCTCTCGGCGGCCCGACGGGCTTCCTCGTCCTTCTTGTCCTGTTCAGCCTTGCGCGCGGCCTCGTCCTCTTTGTCCTTCTCTTCCATGCGCTTGGCGTAGTCCTCGTCGGTCTCGTCGTCGCGTTGCTTGCGATCGTCGTCAGACTCCGCACTAGCAGCGGCGGCCGGATGGCCGAGGAAATGGGCGAACGGCATCGCGCTCGCGAGCTTCGAGAGCTTCATGTGTAACGTCCTATGGGGTTGGTTTAGGCCGTGATCTGCTTGATCAAAGCCCGAAACGCGGCATCAGGCGCCGCCACTTCGTCCGCCAGTCCAAGTGCGACACCCTTGTCGCCCATGAACGTCGCGGCCTGCGTATCCCGAACCGTGGCGGCTGAGATATTCCTGTTGCGGGCAACTGTGTCGACGAACAGTTGGCCCATCGTGTCGATGTCGGCCTGAAAGCGCTTTTTTGCATCTTCAGACAGCGGTATCTCGCTATGGCCGTCCGCCTTCGTGTCGCCGTAGGTGATGAACGTCACCTTGATGCCGGCGCTGGTCAACGCTTGTGACATATCGACGTGTGCGCAGATGACGCCGATGCTGCCTACGCCACCCGTACGCGGCACGTAAATCTTGTCGGCGGCACTCGCGATCGCGTAGGCCGCGCTGTATGCAGACTCGTTGAGAATCGCCCAGATCGGTTTGCTGCCGCGCGCGGCGTAGATCGTGTCTACGATGTCGAAACAGCCGGCGACTTCACCGCCTGGCGAGTCGATGTCCAGCACGATCGCCTTCACTGACGAATCGTCGAGGGCGGTGAACAGGTTTTGACGGATGCCGTCATAGCCGGTCATGCCCGACCAAGGGCGCAACGATCCAAGCTTCTGGACAAGCGTTCCCTGAATCGGAATGACGGCTACCGGGCCGACCATGTCGTAGCCGGTCCGGGGGTTATTGCCCGGCTCGGCGAAGCCATAGTCGTCGTCTTCCATCGCCAACGGCGCGATGGTCGAGCCATCCAGCCGACCGATCAGGCCGATGCCGAGGCGATCCGAAAGCGCTGCGAGAACGATTTCCGCTTTTCGCGGATGCAGCATGAGCGGCGTGTTGAAGACACGCTGCGCCAGCCGCGGCAGAAGATGGTTCATTGCGCTTGAGGTTCCTTAGTGACTTCCTCGGCTGGCGCTCCCTGCAACGTCGAAGGAAGCGGAACGCCGCGGCTCGTGTAGTACTCGACTTCGATAGCTCGCTGATCGACGTTATCGCGCCAGTCAGTTCCGGAAGCCTGCGCAGTTTCCTCTTCGAGCGTCGAAAGCCCCGTCTCGACACCAAGCGCCTGACCCTGCCGTTCCTTCAGCGGGTCGACATAGCCGCGGCCCGGCCCAATCCACCACGCTCGCGTGTACGCCGCGCGCGCCGACATGAAGTCCGGAGCGCCAGCGGGAAGCGGCAGAGCGTCGACATCGAATGCTTCTTCCACATAGGCCGCATAGATGGGCATACCGAAGCCGCGGCCGAAGTCGCTACGGCGCCGATCGAACGTCTTCCACGCTTCCAGCGCGGCAGCACGATACGAACTGTAGTTCACATCCGCCCAGTTCTGGCTGATCTGCTGCGCCGACATTCCGGTACCGGCCGCGACGTTGCGCAGCATGGCGTTTTCGAACTCGGCGAAATTGCCCGCAGGTCGCGTCGCTGAAACAGTATTGATCGTTTCCCCCGGGAAGAGGATAGGCAGCCGTGCACCGCCAAGGCGTAGATTGTTCTTGTCGTGAAACTCGGTGCGCGCGTCCTGATAGCCATTGACGGCCTCCTCTTCGCCATCACCGAGCGCCTCACCAACAAGCTGCTTGTCGAACGGGCTTGTGACATATGCCCCGAAGATCGCATTGATGATCGCCGCGTCGAGCTCGGTGCCGTCGTACTTGATCAGCATCTTGAGTCGCTGCAGAACAGGCGTCAGGATGCCGGCGCCCCCGCGATGTTGGCTCGCGCGATCGAAGTCGTAATCGTGGACGATGATCGGCCGCCCCCAATCAGTTTCGGCCGGAATGCGCTCCCAAGTTACCTGCTTGCCGCCGCTGAACCAATCGCCTTGATGCGCCTTGCGAATGTGGTAAGCGATCGGAGCGCCATCTTCGTCGACCTCCACGCCGCCGCGCATTGTCTGCTTGTCGAAGTTCTGTTGCGGATTCGACAGGCGGTCTGGATCGATTAGCTGCAGTACGGTCGCATAGCGCGCGCCACGACGAAGCCGTTCTGGCATCCAGCGCAACATGCCGAGCGCATCACCGTCAACAACCTTGTGACGAAACGCGAGTCGCATCAATTGCGGAATCGTCAGCTTGCGCTGCGCATCGCTGAATCGGCCAGGATCTTCGGCCCATGTGCGGTATCCCGCCTCGATCGCGCGGCCGAACTCGTCGGCCCACACGTGATCGAACGTCGTCATGCCAGTCTGAGCCTGCAGCGCGCGATAGTCAGGCTTCGAAATCGGGCGAAAGTCCGCACCAATGACGTTGTCCAACGTTCGCGTTACCGCCGCTGACGCCCAGCCGTCGTTGCGCACGAGATCGCGCACCCGTGAAACGATGCGATCACGGTACGGATTGAGCTCGCCGTCCGGAGACCACAGAAACGGCTGCCAGTCGCGCATATGCTGACCGCCCATGTCAGCCGCATCATAGGCAACCTGGCTGCCGAAACCGCCACCACTGTTGAGCGCGAGCGAACGCCCCCAGCGCGCAGGCAACGGGTGACCGTCCGCGCCAAGGATTTGAACGTTCGTTTCGCTCATCGTCGTGTGAATGTCAGTCGAAGTGCTTTGCGGGGTGCTCTGACGATGCCGAGCTGCGCCTGCATGAGTTGAATTGCCGCGGCAAGCTGCGCAAGGTTCGCACGGGTATATGTCACCGATCTCGTGCCGTCACCTTGCGTATAAGACAGGGATTCCGCCTGCGCGCCGGTCGATAGCTGGATATAGATCTGCTGAGCTTCGGCAAGCGACGCGCGTAAGGCGGTCTGATCCATTCCGGCCAGCAAACTGCTGTTCGGGTCGAAGCAAGGCAACGTAAATCTCCAATTGTTCAGCCAGCGAGCCGGCGAATACGCGACTTCTTCGCGACCGCTTCCTGTTTGATAATCGGGCCATCCGGCCGCGCTGGCCGCACGACACTGATCTCTTGAACTATGGGCTCGGCCGGCGCGGGCTCGACTAGCTGACTCGGATCTGCCTGCACCTGCTCAACGCGACGATTCAGCTTCAGGCCCATGTGCATGAGGCCGCACAGTGCGGCATACCCGTACACGCGAATGTCGAGCGCCTCGTTCGCGCGGCCGGGCGGCAGTTCCCACACCCTATATTGCTGCCCGCTTGATACCCTCGTGACGGATCGCTCGGAGATCAACTGAGCAAAGTAGTTGATGTCGCGATCGCTCGGGAAGTGCATATAGCCCGGTGGATACGAGACAACGATGCCGTTTGTTTCTTCCGGCTCCTGCCGCAATCGATGCCGAATCACATCCTTCGCCGCATTCACGCCGATGATGACCGGGCGGAACGTTGCTTTGGTTCGCGACGAGGGGCGCTTCGTCGGCCACACTGGCGAACGAGCGCCGCCACGTGCCGACTCGCCTTTGATCGCCCACACCCGGCGGCCGAGCCGCGCCTTCGCGAACTCATACACCTTCTGAGTGTGGTGGCCGCCGGAGTCGATGCAAGCGGCCATTACCTCGAAGCCCCGACCGTCCGCGCGGCGCCAGATCCGTTTCAGGTATGCATCGACACGCGCCCACAGTTCGACGCTTTCGGGGTCGCCTTCGAACACGGCGTGGTCAACAGACCAGCTTTCCTCGTTCCGTCCCCACGCGATCGTCTCCGCTTCGACGCGGTCATCCTGAACGTCGAGGCCCGCGGTGATAACGCCAGCACCGTCAGGCACTTCAGCAGGCCAGACTTCAGTTCGGGCGGCAAGACGCGCCTCGCTCAGCGCGCGGTCGCCGCGATCCTCGTAATCCTCGCCCAGCACCAAGTTGATGAAGGTTTGCCGCATAAGCGGGTCGTCCTTCACATCCAGCCATTCCTCGACAAGGTTGCTCCATGCCGCATTCGTGAACAGGCTATAGCCGGCCCAAATGTGGAACCCGGCATGTCCGGCGAACGGCTTGTGGGCACGCCACTCGCCCGCGGCGACCATGGCAGGCTTGTCTACGTCATGGATGATGCAGCCGGTATGGCGACACACGTAATGCGCCGTCTCCGGCAGGCCGATGCCGTTCTCGTCCTTGTCCCATTTCATCCCATGGGGGGAATCTGGGCTGCCCCATTCGAGAATTTGAAACTCTCCGCAGTGCGGGCACGGCACGTAATAGTGACGCTGGTCGCTTTTCTCGAAGCTTTTCTCGATCCGGCTCTCGCCTTTGACCGTGGGCGTGCTTCCGAGAATGATCTTTCGATTCCAGAAGGACTCTGTCCGCTTGATGCCAAGCTTGACCTGGTCGCCTTCCTTACCAGCGCCCATCACCGGGTAGCCATTCACTTCGTCAAACATGACGACGCGACAAGTGATCCGGCGAAACCCGCCAGGACTGTTCGCGCCGACAAAGGAGATCGACGAGCCATTTGGAAATATCCTCTTGGCGATTTTTTGCTGCGAATCCTTCTTTTTCAGATCGCCAGCGATCTCGGCAAGAACCGGCGTATCGCGCAGCATCGGTGCGATTTCCGTGACGCTGTAATCCTCAGCATCCTCGACGCGCGGCTGCACCACCAGAATCGGTGATGGATCTTGATGGATGAAGAACCCGGCCACATGGTCGAGGATCTTCGTATAGCCAACCCGCGCCGATTTTTTAACCGTCACCATTTCAACGGACGGATCCGTGATGGCATCCATGATTCCGTTCTGGTACGGGAAGGCGCGGAACTTACCCGTTTGTGCGCTGGTTTCTCGGGAGAGGACCGCGTACTTCTCGGCCCACTGGCTCAGCGTCAACCGCGGTGGCGGCTGGATATTGCGCCGGCGCGAGGCCAGCAGTTCGCGCCGTAGCGCGTCATACCCGATGGCGTAACGCCGCTCGTTAAGCGGTGCTCCCATCTCCATCGCGGGTCAACTCCTCGAGCGCTTCGACAATGATGCTGTGCAAGACGTCCTGCACCTCTTGAACCGTCTTCAATCGTTGAATGCTCGGCGCGTGCTCGGACGGAATGGCGAGCAGTTTGGTGCGGACCTTTGCATACTCCTCGCCGACCGCTTTCGCTACATCGGCGACGGCTACCACCAGGCCCGCGTCGCGGTCGTATTCGAGCTGCTCTCGCAACGCGAGATAGTTCTCTTTGACACGCTTGGCCTCTTCGATGTCCATGTCGGCGCCGCTGGCCACGAGCAGACGGACAGCAGCCTGCGCTCCGCTCTCACCCTCCTGGATTGTTACCTCGGTTACCTTGCGCGACGCGCGGCGAGGCTTGTTACCCTGGGTGTTACCTTCGGCAGCTTGGGTAACACCCGGCGCGCCATCGCGGCGGTACCTTTTCAGGTTCGCATTCGATGCATCCACATCGACATCATCGCCAGCAAACACAAGCCAGCCGCGCTCCTTCCACTTCGTGACGGTCTTTCGACTGACACCGTGAAGCGCTGCGAACTCACTCTGTTTCATGGCGGCGATCTGTTACCTGTTACCCAAATTCAAAAAATTCTCAGCTAGAGAAACATCGCGCGCGCGCAGTGCCCGCGAAGCGAGAAGGGCGGGAGGGACCCGTCCCACATTGCGAGAAATCGACCCCATTTCGCACCAACCAGGTGCATTCGGATGGGTCACCGCAGTTTCGCGGTAGCGATGGCTCTCGCCATGGCCTTCTCGAACTCGACCTCGAAAGTCGCGTCGACCGTCTCGAAGGCACGCTCACCGAACTCCAGATGCTGCTTGACCGGACGGGCATCGCCGAACCGCACTAGCAACTTGAGATGGCCGGTCTTATTGATGCCGCGAAGCGCAACGCCTCGCTTGCCTCGCGTCTTCACTGCCTTGACGTCCACCGGTCGCTGCCATACGCCACCGATCGACTCACCACTCTTTGTCTTGATCGAGCCAATGAACACATCGGGACGACCCTCGAAGCGCTTCAGCGCGGCGCGGTTGAAGTTGCCATACTGGTTCAGCAACGTCATGTCTTTCGGGTTGAGCCACGTCTTGCCCGATCCGATCAGCTTGTGGTTGCCGCCGAACTCGTACGGCGCGAGATAAGCAGCCGCGATGTCCTTGATGAACACCACCGCTTCGAGGTTGGTCTTGCGAGCCGCCTTCACAGCGACAGAGTTGACTGTGAACGGTGTCGGTCGATCGAATACCTCAGGCATCGCCTTCTTCTCTGCGGCTTGCGCATTCTTGGCCACAGCGGTGAGCGTCTGCGCAATTGCAAACGGCAGCTGCTGCTTTTCGAGTTGGCTCAGCGATCGCGTCAGCTTCTTCAAGTCAGCGGATACGCTGATCGCGAATGACGCCATCAAAGCCTCAAATAAAAAAGCCCGACGTAAGCCGGGCGAATCCAACGACTCTTATCGTGGAGGAGACGGGTTGAAGGCTAATGCTCGCAGCCCGCATGGCGCAGTGGCCGTCGATCGACGCGCGCGGCCGGTAGCTTCACCTTCGCGTGTCCCCACTCTCACCGGGGTCGATTGGCATATTGCCAACCTTTCCGGATCGTTGCGGTTTACCGCGCCCGGTCGCAACACCAGATCGCAGGAATGGGGACGCGCGAAGGAATTCAGTCGATTCCGATGTGATCGATCGGCTCGCCGCTGGCAAAGAAGCCGGCGCTCTTGCTCATCTCGTCGCCAAGACGCGCTACGGCCCATGCCGCGCACTCAAGCGCGAAGGTACGGCAGGTGAACAGATCGAACGGCGTGTCGCCGGGCTCGAAGCCCTCGATGTACACGCTGTCAGCAGTGATCGTGATCGTGCCGGTCTTCTTGATCGCCATGAAGTCTCACAAAGGGGGCGCCAGTCCGGGAGTACTCTGCGGCGCCGCCCGCCGCGTGACTGGCTTGAATCGGATTACTGTGGTGCAGGCGTGAAGTCGACGTAGAACTTGTCGCCATGCTTGAACTTGCCCCACAGAGCCGGATTGGCGATTTGGATTGACAGCGCTGCGCCGGGCGAATATTTGGCGAAGGTGTTGTCTTCGTCGAGCCCCGTCTCGTCGTATGCCGTCGATTTGCACACCGCGTGCATAGTGAGAGTTTCCGAACTCTTTTCTTTGGGCTGGCCTTCCGGCACCCATCCGAAGTTTTCCTGCACCATGCTGACTTGCAGCTTCGCGCGCATCGTCGTGCTCATGCTTATCTCCAATAATCTGGCGAACCAATGCAAAAAGCCCGCTCAGCGGCGGGCTTTTTTTACTGACGACTTCGCCTACCAGTCGGTAAGCGAAAGCTCACGCCGAAGCGGAATCAGTA